ACATCAAAAATTGCTTTCAAACCAATCGCTTTCATACGACGGTTAGTAATCCATTCAACATATTTTTGAAGAAGCTTTGCATTAAGACCGATCATAGATCCATCTTTAAACAGATACTCTGCCCAAAGCTTTTCTTCTTCAACACATTGTTTAAACATGTTGATTACATTTTGTTCTTCTTCTTTAGCAATCTTAACCATATCTGGATCATCTCCACTAAGCCACTTGTTAATGATGTTCTGCGTGATGACCAAGTGTTGTGATTCATCTCGTGCGATGAGTCCGATAATCTTTGCGTTGCCCTCCATAAGTTTGAGTTCACCGAAAGCGAAAGAACAAGCGAACGAGACATAAAAGCGTATGCCTTCCAGAATGTTAACGTTGACAATGGCACGGTAGAGTTTTCTTTTGAGTTCATAAAGTTCATTTACAGCATGAGGTACACCTTCTTGTGCATGTTTCCATAGGTTAGAAGAACCATAGAGTTGTGCCGCAGCAATAAACTCATCATATGAAGCAGTAACACTTTGAGCACGTTGAATAATATGCTCATCACCAATAATAGTATCTAGAACTTCAGTTGGATCTGGATATACATTCTTAATAATGTATGTGTATGAACGAGAATGAATTGATTCCATAGCTTCCCAAATCTTCATACATCCTTCAAGTTCAGGAAGAGAACAGTATGGAGCAAATGCCATACTAGGTCCACGACCTTGAACAGAATCTAAAAGAATTTGATATTTAAGATTAGAAGTGAAGATATGTTTTTGTGCTTCATTAAGTGTCTGATAATCAGCACGATCTTTTTGTAAAGAAATTTCCTGTGGTCTCCAAAAAAATCCTAGTTGTTGTTCAGTTAGTTTATCAAACACAGGATACTTGAACTTATCATAACGCTGGACCCCCAGAGGGGATCCGAAGAACATAGGTTGTTTAGTACAATCAACTTGATTGGTATTGAAAACAGTCATACCCTCAACACCTTTTACTGAATCATCAGAAACTCTAAATTTTGCAGCTGTCACAATCTTCCTCCTCTGTGGTTAACATGTCTTCTAGTAAATCTCGGATGCTTTGCTCTCGCTTTTCATCCACAACATCATCCTTCTTAGCATCATATGTATTCTGATAGTAAGAAGTTTTCCAACCATATTTGTATGTATTAAGAAAATCCTGTGCCATTATTTGCATAGGAACTTCATTGTCTGGATAGTTTTCTGGATTGTAACTCCAGTTACCACTGATTGCCTGGTCAAAAAACTTTTGCATTACTGCAACAATATTAATATAACCACTGTTGTCAGGCATATCCCAAAGAAGCGTATAGTTGTTCTTGAGAGATTGATACTGAGGAACAATCTGTTTGAGTGGACCCTTCTTTGATTTTTTAACGGACAGGTAATCTCTAGGTGGTTCGATTCCGTTTGTCTCATTTGACACAACGGAACTGCTCTCCGATGGCATCTGTGCGGACAATGTTGAGTGCCTGAGACCGTGAGCCAGGATGGATGTTCTAAGGCTTTCCCAATCATAACTGAGTGTGTTAGGTACGATTTCGTCTACGTCTTTTTTATAAGTGTCGATTGGGAGGATACCGTCCGCATACTTCGTTCGATCAAAATATCCACACTTCCCTTTCTCTTTGGCAAGTTCATTGCTTGACTTGAGCAGATAGAACTGGAAAGCTTCAGTAAGTTCGTGGACGAGTTGCCATGCTCTGGGGTCATCGTAATGTTCTCCTTGACGTGCTAAGTAGTGTGCTAAACCAATATAACCAATGCCAAGAGAACGACGGTTCTTTGTACTTACCTCTGCTGCATTAATAGGATAGTTCTGATAGTCAATCAGTTCTTCCAAACCACGAACAGCAAGATCACAAAGTTCCTCTAGATCGTCAAGGTTCTTCAACTTACCAACATTGATAGCAGACAAAATGCAAAGTGCAATTTCGCCTTCCCCATCAATGTGTTGGATGGGATCTGTAGGTAGAGTGATCTCTTGACAGAGATTACTCATGTTTACTTTATCTTTAAAAGAAGAGTGTGTGTTGCAGTGATCAATATTCATGATGTAAATACGACCAGTTTCTGCACGTTCTTTCAGAAGATCAAGAATCAATTCCTGAGCACCAATTCGCTTTTTAGGGATTGAATCATCTGATTCGTAAGTGGTATACAAATCATCAAACTCAGGAGTCCCGAAAGCATCATACAAACCAGGGACATCATGGGGAGAAAATAGAGTGATGTCATCATTGGTGATAAATCTTTCGTAGAAGATTTTCGAGATCTGAATGGAATAATCGAGTTTGCGTACACGGTTGTCCTCCGTTCCTTTATTGTTTTTGAGAACAATAATATCCTTTATCTCTTGGTGCCAAATTGGAAAGTGGACCGTAGCAGATCCACCTCGGATGCCATTTTGAGTGCAGCATCTGACAGTGCTCTCAAATTTTTTGAGGAATGGTATAACGCCAGTATGGGCAACCTCTCCGCCTCTAATTTTACTGTTGAGGCCACGGATTCTACCTGCGTTGATACCAATGCCCGCCCTTTGAGCAACATAACGGCCAATAGCCATGTCACTGCTAAAGATGCTGTTGAGGGTGTCATCAGAATCAATAAGAACACAGCTTGCAAATTGCCTGAGAGTTGTTCTAACTCCCGCCATGATGGGAGTTGGAATGTTGATCTTGTGCTTTGAGATTGCATTATAATACCTATGAACGTAATCTAAACGTGTTGATAAAGGATACTCTGCAAACAAAGTCATCGCAATCAACATATACATGTATTGTGGAGTTTCAAAAATCTCACTACTGCTTCTATCCTGCACAAGATATTTGTCAACTACTTGACGCAATCCTGCATAAGAGAAGAGATAGTCACGATCATGATCAATCCAATTATTAATTTTGATCCATTCTTCGTCAGTGTACTTATCAAGGATCTCTTCATCGTATACCTTCAGAATTGTTGCATTGTAGGCAGCAACATCAAATACTGATGGCATACCATCTTTCCAAACATTCTTATTAAATACTTGCTTACGAAGAGCAAACAAAAGCAAACGTGCAGCAACAAACTGATAGTTTGGATTGTCAAGAGAAATAAGATCACTGGCAGAACGAATAAGGATCTCTTGAATTTCTTCGGTGGTAATACCATCAAAGAATTGAATGCCAGAATTCATTTCTACTTGCGAAGCAGAAACACCAGCAAGACCTGCACATGCTTCATCGACCATGCGATGAATCTTATCAAGATTAAGTGGCTCCAAAGAACCGTCACGCTTTTTAACTTGAGTACCGTTGCTCATACTTTCTTCCATTCAGATAGTTTTAACTTTGCTTCTAGTCCGTGGTAGGTGTTTGATTCTACCATACTTTGCACGTCATGTCCAGCCATGACCATATCATTGATATCTTTCTCAACAATGTTTTTTGGGAAGATAACTACTGGATAACCTTGCTCGATTGTCTTAGCAATCTTAGATACGATCTCTTTGTTTCTTGGTTCGTTGTCGAAGATGAAAACGAACTTACAATTAAAACTGCTAAGGTCAACATCACTTCCACACATAGCAATGCTGTTGTGAATGAATGTTGAGTCGAATGGTCCTTCAGTGACATAAACTACCTCATCAGTTTTAATTGAATCAAGACCATATACTTTTGGTTTTGATTCATCAAGCATAATAGTGATGTATCTGATCTTTGCTTTAGGAGATAAAGATCGTCCTTGGTATCCAAATAGATTTCCCTCTGTGTCCTTAAGCGGGATGATAATCCTAGGACTGTCTTTTCTCAAAGTATCAAAAACTTTTACCCGAGAATTAGTCCACTCTTTAAATTTAGGACAATAGTAAAATGTGTCTAAGTTTTTAATTTTTCTGTTTTCTAAATACTCCCGTGCTGGGTGTGTAATATTTAGTTCTGAGATCTTTTGCAGATCAATCTTATTGTCGGGATCTCTATAAAATTTTGGAGCTTCAAATTTGAAATCAGGATTTGCTGTTTGAGATCCTTTACCAGTTAATCCTTCCTTGTATCTCTCCATGACATATTGATCATGGAGCATAGGGTTCTGATCTTTCAGGAAGTTAGTAAACGTTCTACCCACACCACAGTTATGACACTTGAACACCATGTCATTCTTCTTCTTGAAGAGATACCCTCTTGCTTTGTTTTTATACTTCTGACTATCTCCACAATAGGGACACCTAAAGTTGTAGAGATCTGACTTCTTTTTGCTAAAGAGTTGTAGTTGAGAAGAAATGAAATTGATGTACTTGATGTCAATAAAGTTCATTTACGAAGGGAGTGCTCACTCCCTCCATTATACGGCATCGTCATGAGATTGTCAACAAACGGGACGACCAACCCAATCAGCAAAACAGCGGCACCCACGAGAGCTGCCGCTTGCCATTTGAATTTCGATAATTCATTTATATTATTTTCTACTGTTTCTAATCTTTTAATAACAGCTTTATGTTCTTCCGAATTAGAATGTTTAACATCCTCAATCATTTTAATCATTAGATCATCTGTCTTGAGGCTTTGTTCAATACGTTCATCATGTTTTGCCAGAATAGTTGCAATACGAGAATTTCCTTCTGAAATTTTATCTACAGCATTCTCCAACTTGTCGAGCATCTCCCTTGATAGTGATTCGTAGATGTTTAATTTAGATTCCAATACATCTAACTTGGCTAGGTCTTTTGAAAAATTATTAAACATCTACCTAATCCTCAAACGTTTTTTACTGCGAACTCAAGAGCACTCTGGAATGTTACAGCGTCCTTATTTAACATATAACGAAACTTATCTTTGTTAGTATCGTCAAGTTGAGCATAAGCAGCAGCGATACGCTTAGCAGAAAAGTTGTCAAGATTCTGTTGGGTGCCATTTTCAAAAGTGATCTTGGCAAATTCAGTTTCACCGCTTGGGTTTAGTTCAGATGTAGCAACACGAAGTGCTACTTCAAGAGCGTCTACAGTAGTTGTTGATTCATTCATAATTTCACCTTGGGGTTCGTAAGAGTTTTTCAGTGATGCTTTTTGTTGTTGTGTTGATGCTTTCTTTTTAAAATCAGAAAGACGTGCTTTAACTAAGGTATCCATTTCCTTAGTTTTTTGTTGCATTTTTGATTTTGCTTCAGCTCTCTTTTTTTGAAGATCCTTAGCACGATTTAGTTTCTTTTGTTGTGTAATCTGTTTCTGGGCTCTCTCGGTTTCCGATGGAGCCGCTTCGGAAATTAGATTTTCGATTTCTTCTTTCATTTTTTTTCTTCGGTTAATGCGAGAGAGTAAACTTTTTGCTCCCTTAGAACGTCCATCAATATAATCTTTGTTTGCTTTTTTATACGCTCTATGTGAACGTGGTTTCACAACTACAAGTGCAGGTGGCATAGACAGTGAAGAACCATCTCCTGCTTTCATTTCATTCAAATTAGATTCAGTTGCTTCAGACATTCTTGATCAATTTCTTGGTTAAGGGACTCTGGTAATCTATTTAGGAACACTAGAAATGCTTTTAATAATGGCCAATACGTTGCTTCTATCTTAAAAAATAGAAGCGGTGTAGCAGCGTCATCAAAAGCATTATACATGAGAATAATATGATTTAGAATAAGATGAGTTTTCAATTCACCAGTTGTTTCATATCTCTTAAATAATCTTTTGATATATTTGAATCGATTCAAATCTTCTTCAAAATCCTCATACGTTACCGATGTAGGATTATCATAATGTTTCATTGCAAACATGATCCAATTATCTTTGGTCAACTCATCAAAAATCATACATTATCATGCATAGGTAAGTGAAGCAGAGGTAGAAATAATTTCTTCAGTACCACCAGCAGAAGTAATCTTCACACGGAACTTGTAACCATCGTAAGTTGCCTTAGCAGCTGCAGTGAGTGTAAGAGTTGCTGTGGTAGCTCCAGTGTAAACTCCAGTGTTCGTAAGATTAGTCCATTTTGCTGTTTGCGAAGCAGTTTGATATTGCCATTGATAAGCAAGAGATCCAGGGGTGCCAGTAGTAGAAGTAGAAACAGCAAATGTTCCAGTGAAAGGAGTTGCTGCACCAGTTACATTGGCAGGCTGCGATGTAATCGTAACTGCAGATGCTACGTCTGCTGCAATAGTATCATCAGCCTGAGTTTCATTAGCGTTAAGATCTGGATTGGCAATCGTTATAAGGTGCTCTGCTTTATGACGAGTATTGCCATTTGTATCAGTGTATGTAAAATATGACCACCACCCAGGAGCATTAATACCACGTACTTTGTTTTCATTCAAAGCAGCTTCTGTATTATCAACAAATACAATTGTTTTTGCTTGTGCAGAAGAAGCAACACCTCTACCTGCTTTAGTTTTATTAGTGTTGCTATCAGTCCTTCCGTATAGAGACATTTATACTCTCCGATTAAACTTTATATCTAAGAAATATTTATAAAAAAAGGGGAGTTACCTCCCCCAAGAAATCTAAATTTTATTTAAGAATCAACAATTTTTTAGAAGTGCTGTTCTTACAGTTCCTGCAATTACGTCATCAATATCATTATCTGTAGTTTTTACATAACGCTCAAGTAGTTCTACTACCAAACGCTTAGTATGACAAGAACCAAGTGCTACAAAAAGAATTGGTTTTACTAGTTCTACAATTGCTCCCATAATATCCTCCGTATGTTGTTTTGGGGTTCCTTTTTTATTTATTCTTTCTCTTGACTTTTTAAAGCTCTAAGAAGATATTTCTTATTCTTCTTTTTGCTTCCGTCAGTATCATCTGCTTGATTTGGAATACTGGGCATTACCTCAACGGTTGCCCCCTTCACTTTTTTTCTTCTTCAATCTCCTTACGAATTTCCATGTCTTCCTTAATTTTCTTTTTAGCAGCAAGTATCTTGCTTACTTTACCACGACGAGCAGCAAGATACTTGTCCGACTTATCGTGATCACCATCATTGTCGATATCCTTATCTTCTTTACCTACTGGATCAAGTTTCTTTTCGGTAATATCAAAATCTTCTTTCTTCATTTTATTCTTTTCTTTCCAAGCAGTTGCATATGCAATGCTCTTTTCTTTTTCTGAAACACCACCTTTAGAATAACCTTTCTTGATGTGCTTCACCATACGCTCATACTTTTCACCTGGAGGTGCTTTTTCATCAAGTTCAATGACACCAATTTCTTCTTTCACACACTTGTCTTTACCATTTTTGGTTCCAGCATACTTGTAACCTTTCCAGCAAGCTTTACCATCAGCACCTTGCTCTTTACCTTCTTCATTCTTTTTCTCAAAAACATAATGAATATTATCAACCATTAAGTTGAAAGCTTCCTCCATTCTTTCTTCCTTTTCTTTCTTTTCTTTTTTCTCTTTCTTCATTTCAGAATGACCTGATTCACAGGACTTTTCCATTTTCTCTTCCTTAGCAAGAATAGTGGTGTTGCGAATAGTTGCACCATGTGATTGCTTAATGCCAGAGCCAGTGCGAAGATCTACCGCTGGATCTGGAGAACCTGCACCTGCTTTTGGATCTTTCTTTGTAACTGTATCCGTATTATCTTTTTTAGGTAGCGTAGGAATACCTTCCTCAGATACCTGCTTCACACCACCAAGATAAGCAGCGGTTGTTTCAATTAATGCTCTAGAAAAATCATCATGATGACGAACTGTTGTCGTTGGTTTCTGTCTGTCCATTTGTAAAGAATATACTTTTTTTCCTTTCTTTATTTATGTTTTCCGACACATTAACTTCACGAATATCCTTTACCCACGCACGAAACATTCTACTATCTTCTGTAATCACAATTACATAGTTAGTTCCAGAACGATGAATACGTCCTTTCTCTCCAGTGACTGCGGACATTACATAGTCACCTTCTTGGAAAACTTCCTTCTGGATATAACGCTCACGAAGAGTTTCTTGTCTTAACTGCTTGAAATTTTTCATCTTGCGTTATTTGTTAATGGAGAATAGGAGACTCGAACTCCTGACAGCCTGCTTGCAAAGCAGGTGCTCTACCAACTGAGCTAATTCCCCAACATATATTCTACTGTATTTGCCACATCATTCATTGCATCACGAAGATTTGGACGTTGCCCAGATTCTTGTTTAACAATAGGACGATGATCATCAGTAAGAGTCCATCTCCATTGTTTCATTTCTTCACAGTACCAAAGATTAATTTTCATATGAATAGAAACAGACTAAACGGAAAGGGTGGGATTCGAACCCACGGATGCTTTCACATCGCTAGTTTTCAAGACTAGAGCCTTCAACCACTCGACCACCTTTCCAAAAAAGCATCAGAATGATGCATCATAATACTTATTTATTTCAAGTTCCTCATACTCATGTCGCTGAGGATCGTAGATATTATCTAGATCCTCTTTGCTGATGTTATGAGCAACTACTTCTTTTTGATCGTAGACGTGATAAATTTTATCGGTCGTCTGCTGCTCGATTTTCGGAATAGAATACATCAAACTCTCCTCCAGGATAACGCTTAAGTAGTTTGTTTACGTTAGTGGAAATCACATCATCAAACGAAACGCCTAGAGCATTACATGCTTGGGCAACATACCACATGATATCACCCAACTCAATAATAAGATGTTCTCGATTGTCATCGTTCCAAGGCTTACCTTGGAATACCATCTTCTTAATGATCTCAAGAAACTCACCACCCTCAGCATTAATGCCAACACCAGCAGTAAGCAGTCGTTCAATATTGGCACCTTTAGAATCAAGTTCAACAAGACGATCAGAAAGATATACAAAATCTTTGGAAGCATCGGATGTTACTTCATCAACGAATTCAACATAACGATCAAAGTCAACGTGCTTAGTCATAGATTAGATTACGAACTGGGAAAATTTGTTAATACGAGATTGTTTGCTTGAGATTTCCTCAAATGCTTCATACGGTTCTTCCTCCACAGAATTGAGAAGGTCGCCGCCGTCTGAATCCTCTACATTATACAGCTTCATCTTCGATCTGTCAACCCCCACAGTAAATCTCTTGTTGAAGGTGGGATCGTTATATCGGTTCTTGAGTTGTTTGACCATGATGCGACCAGATTGTTCAAGTTCCTCAGTAGCGATAAGAGCAAACATAAAGTCAGCTGTAGCGGGAAGACCAAAAGACTCGGAAGTATCGGTAATATCAACGTCGCTATTGCCAAAGCCACTCCTAGTAGTTTGAGTAGCAGAAACAATTGGAAGGTCATGCTCAACAGCAAGACCTCTAAGTTCTTCAGCGATTGCTTTAACATAGGTGTAACTATTTACGATTTGACCTTTATATCTTGAAGATGCACATATGTTAAGGTAATCGATAAAGATAATGTCTGGTTTGAAATATTTCTTCAAACTCAACTCATTAAGAAGTGCCTTGAAATGACCAGCATGAGCAGACGCAGTTGGGTATTCTTTAATAATAAGTTTACCCTGTGTCTTATTACCAATCTCTTTGATGCGAGATGTAAATATTGATTCTGGAATAGAACCAATATCTTTAATATTTACATTCAGAAGATTGGCGTCAATACGTTCTGCAATCTTTTCTTCTGCCATCTCAAGAGTAATGTAAAGAACATTTTTTCCTTGAGATAAACATGCAGCAGCAACGTGACACATGAAAAGAGATTTACCCACACCAGTTCCAGCAAGTGCAACGTTAAGTGTTTTGTTTGGCAGACCACCTTTGGTAATAAGATTAAATTTATCAAGATCAAAAGGAATCTTCTCTTCTTTTAGATGATAATAATCGTAACGCTCTAAAGCATTATCAACATAATCATGACCTACGTGTTCATCGAACGATACTGCCAGGGCCTCTTGAAGTATACTGGGGATCGCATCCTTTGATACTTTTGATTCACCTCCGTCAGCAATCTTGATCGATTCAAGAAGGGCAAGGTAGATTGCTCTATCTTTACACCACTTTTCTGTTGTATCAAGAAGCCAGTTGTATTCAACATCGACTTGATTGAGTTCTTGAATTTTCTTAACTGCGTTCTGATACGATTCCTCATTTAAATCTTTCCTTGTTTGCAGATTAATTTCAAGCACTTCCGCTGTTGGTTGTGCTTGATACTTACTAGCAAAATCCCAGATCTCTTCATAAATTATCTTCTCAGAATAATCTTCAAAGTATTCTGGTTTAATAAAAGGAACTACCTTACTATAGTAGTTCCTATTAAAAAGTAGGTTTCTTAAAATTGTTTGTTCAATCCTCTCCATCTTCTGCTCCATACGTAAATTCTTTCTTAGCTTGTTGCTCAAGAAGTTGCATTACGTCTGGAGTAAAGTATTGTTCTGGATCAGCGAGAATTTGTTTGCCATAAATTTTCTTCCCATCAATTTCATAACGACCAGCAGTATTCTTCCAGAGACCAGCACGTTCTCCCAATTCCAATAGACCGTAATGCTGTTCTAGACCACGTTCATCAAAGAACAAGCGGGTTTCAATTTTAGACCCTTCACGAGTCAGACGGGACTTCTTCGCCTCACACTTAATAATGTTTCCGATAAGTTCTGTTCCGTCTTTTTCTTTTTTCTTTCCGAGATAAATGATTGTGCTAGCAGAATACTTAAGACCACTACCACCGCCCATCTCTTTTGTAGGAACGTAAGCACCAACAACGTCATAGGTATGATTTGTTACTAACATTGGAATATTTGCTTTGCCAAGTTTCAACGTAAGAATCCTAAACACAGATTTAACGAGTTGTGCTTTCGTCATATCACGAACGTTTTTATCGTCCGAGGCATCTTGAACTTCCTTGTTGGTGGCAAGCATACCAAGAGAATCTAGCACAAACATAAGTGGTTTGCGTTCTTCCTTGGGCTGCTCCATGTATTTATCGATGATGCGAACTGCTTGAGTTCTAAACTCTTCGATAGTATCAATAGGAAAAATGACAAGTCGCTTTGAATCAATGTTGCGACTTTCAATCATTTGCTTACTAATAGCGGATTCTGTTTCAAAATAAATGACTCCAGCATCGGGATCAGTATCAAGGAAATGACGGACAACAGAAAGACAAAAGAAGGTTTTACCTGTACCACTGTCTCCTGCAAGAGCGGTGATTTTGTTTGATGGGATTCCACCAAACAACGAACCAGAAACCAACGCATTAAATACGTAGCTGCCAGTATCAATAAAAGATTCAATGTCGCCAGCAGCAACACCATCGGAAGCCATTGAAACGAATTCATTTTTGCTATCCTTAATTACTTGAGATAAAAAGTCCATAGGTTATGAAAAGAAACTGAGTAGTGAAACTTTGCGTTCGGCGTCCCATCCGATACATTCTAGCACATTCCTGAGAGGATCGTAGAACGACTTCTCAAATTGTAATGTGTAGTCAATGTATTTGTCAAGGTTGAATTCCTTAGGGATAGTTCCAAAGAAACTAATAACATTTTCGTTGATTGGATTTGGGAGCTTCAAATAAATGAATTTTACTTTTTCGCCCTCTTGAATAAGAGCGTGCTTATGAGTAAGTTTATACTTGCTAAGGTAGTGATTATACAGTAATGCACCTCGCACTGCAATAGGTGTACCCTTCTTATAAATGTCTGCATTACTTTTGTACTTGTCGAGACCATTGCAACCTCTTGGAAAAGCGACGTTTAAATAATCTTGCTGTTTGGTTTCTTCCTTTACTATATTAATAAAGTCAAGAACATCTTCATTTGTTTTGTTAATGATAATTGTATATGCCTTAAGAAGTTTATCTCGGAAGTATGCAGGAGTAGAAGAACGTGCAGTTTCCATACCACAGATTTTCATCTTTGGTTCTTTATACCTAACACCTTCACTGTCCCATACGTTAAGAACGTAACGCTTCTTCGCAGTCCAGAAACCACGATTAGCAATATTCTCACGCTTCATAAACATCTTCTGTGCATAAGCATTTACATATTCTGCCAGTTCTTGGTAAGAACTTTCAATATAAGGTTCAAGTTCCATTTGACAGATCTTGTCAAGGAACCCCACAATTTTTTCATCAACTTTCTCTCTTCCTTGGTATACACGTTCAACCAGATTGCCCAGATTAAGATACATTGAATCAGTATCACAAGCAATAACATAATCAACTCCATCAGTTTTTAGAATTTTATTAAGGTATTGATTGGTCTTTTCTTCAATCCAACGAATTGATAATTGGCCAGAAAGAGTAATTGCCTCAGCAATTTCAAGTTTGTAATAACGGAAGTGCTCGTTACCAATAGCACCATAAGCAGAGTTGAGTTGAATCTTACGTGCCATCTGAATGTTATTACAGCGGGCGATCTCTTTCTTTAACTCTACTGACGGATTGTTTTCATATTCTTGCTTTGCTTTGAGCATCTTCTTTTTGTAGATGACTCGTTCTTCATAGATCTTCTCCATGAGTTTGGGCAAGAATCCTTGATATTCTGTTGTGTAGTATGTGCCGTTAGCACACAGAGTTTGACCTTGCAAATCAGAAGTATCAATTTCTCCTTGAAGAAGTCGGTCCACATTTGCATTAGGATGACGATGTGGCAATAAAGTTTCTGGAGAAATATTATACTGCATGATCAGGTGAGGATACAGGGAGTTAAGGTCAAAATTAACTACCCAATCATACATTCCTGGCTTAGGTTCTTTCACAAATGCACCAGCATACTTAGCAGATTTGTGGCTTTCTTTCTTAGGAGGAATCACAATCTGCTGATCATGAAGATACACATAGATAATGTTATCCCACATACGAACCTGAGAATACACATCCTCGTAGTTCACCTTAGCATCATATGCCATTGTAACTGCGAGTTCAAGAAGTTTCATCTTGTCATCCAGTTTGTCTACAAGGCGAACGTCGTGTATGTTATACTCTACAAACTTCTGCCAGTTATGTGTATAAAATTCTTTAAAAGTATCATACTCACTATGATCAAGTTTCTTTTCGCCAAGTTCTACTTCACAGATATGGTCGAGACGATATGACTCTTGATTAGTATAAGTGAATTTACGATATAGTTCAAGATAGTCAAGTGTTGCAATACCACTAATGTCATATGCAATCTGCTTGCGACCTTTAATAAAGATCTCTCGACATAGAGTAGTTCCCCAAGGAGAAATCAAACGTGTTTCTTTTTCACCAAGAATACGTTCAACTCTACGAAAGATATATGGCATATCAAATAGTTGAACATTCCATCCAGTGATAATATCTGGATAGTTAGAAGACCACCAGTGAAGGAATCCTTTCAACAATCCTGTTTCGGTTTCAAAATGCATGTACTGAACATTAGGATCATTATTATTAAAAGGTCTTGCTCCAAATACAATGATGCGACCCATAACACTATCTTTGACGCTGATACAAAGAATCTCTTGGTCAGCAGATTCAATATCAGGAAATCCATTCTCTGCACCAGTTTCGATATCAATAGTAAAGATACGAATCTGATTCATATCAAACTTGATTTCTTCATCAGGATACTCTTCAAGAATATACTGATTTAGAAATCTTGTCTGACCATAGATTTGAAAGTCCTCGATCTCACCATGATCTTCAATGAATTTCTTGGCGTCACGAATTGTTCCCTGTTTCACTGGACGAACATATTTGCCATCCAGTGTTTTCCATTCTGATTCTTTTGCTGAAGGGAGAAACAGGGTCGGATTATATTTAATTTTATCCTGAAATTGTTTACCATGCTCATAACCACGTACTAGAATGTTACTTCCAGATTGTTCAACGCTGGTATAAAACTTCATGCTTTTTCTTCTTCAATAAGTTTTTGATAGGAGGATAAAAGGAAAGTGTCTGGTTCTGTAAGCACAGATATATCAGACGATCTGACGACGATCTCTCGTTCGTCACAGTGAAGTGGCCAAGGACCAAGGCACTCTCCTGCTACCTGATACGGGTATTTTAGCACACAATCGGGATCCCCGAACTCTACGTCAGGGATCTCTGTGATATTTGTAACAAGCCAGTCGCCATCAAATTTAATTAACTTGATCATACTACTTCAGGAGTAATCACTTTTCCTTTTACTACAGCATCAATATCTTTTTGCTGAAGAATTTCATTTTCTGTTTTATCTTTACTGATACCATTAAATTCAGCTTCTGCTTGTGCAATAACAGCTTGTGCTTGTTCAATTTTTGCCTGATACGCTTGAGCAAGTCCAGCATCTGGTTGACCAATAGCCAAAACTCCATCATACGGAATTCTATATTGAGTATCAACTGCGTAAGGACACCACTTGCTAAACTTAACTTGAAGATCTTGATCTGGATTATCTTGATTATTTACATTTATTAATGCAAGTTCATAAGGATGATTCATTACTAAACAAATTCCTTTTTGATCTTCTCCTTCTCCTTCAAAAGCTTCTTGAAGAATAGTAATCAATTTTTCTCCTGTTTTAAGGATTACAATAGATGGATTAAGTTTTGCTACATCAGCTGTCATGTTTAGTTTCCTCCTGGTTTTCAATTTCGTTTGGTTCTGCTCCGCCATCAATAGGGTAATATGGTTTAACTACTTCAACATATCTTTGTAAAATAGGTTCGGTAGGATCTCCCATTGTCATTACTTGCTCGAATGGCATTCGGTAAGCAAAGTTTTTTGTAAATGGCATTAACGCCGTAAAAACAATTTTTGGATCTTCTGGTGTACTTCCTTCATCAAAGGAAACCACAAAAGGAACTTCAAATAAAAAACAATATGGAGTATTGTCATCACTTTGCAGTTCACTGACTTTAGCAATTACTTGCAAGTCATTTTTCAGAAGAACTATTTTGATCGATTCCATAGTTCAAATTATATACAAACATATTATAGCACACAAAGTAAAATGGGGCAAGTGCTGATGCTGACCAGCTTGCCCCCATGTGCGCCGACGATACGATTTATTTATTCAGTAAGAAGTTGATGCTTACTAGATCCAATGGTGTAAGTCGTTCGCCTCTTTTCTTCTGGAATGATCTTCTCCAATGATATTGTCAATAGACCATCCACATATTCTACAGAGGATACTCGTACATCGTCTGCGAGTTGCCACGAGTGATTAAAGGAACGTTTCGATAATCCT